TTGTCCGTCACGTTTCCGGCATCGTCAGTTTGATATATCTCAATCTCGGTTGTAAGACCGCCCCCGAACAGGATACGCGCCATCTTTTCCGAGATTGTGTATGCGATGCCGCTATGTTTCTTCGGATAATCTTTCGTGGACGCCCGCCAGAAAAAGCTCAAATCGCTCGAAATCTCTGTGTTTGTATGATAGAAATGCCTTATTTGGTAAGGCTTCGCGGAGAACCAGACATAGTTCTCATAAACCCGGAACGAGAATTCACGTTCGGGGTTGAAATGGTCTTTGCCGATTATGTGTTTTGGATTAAACACAACGCCTTTGCTTGCAAGCACTCGTAAGTCACTCTCCAATCTCGCGCGTCTGCGGTTGTCAAAATAGTTTTTTATGTTCGTGAAAATGCTCATATCAAGCTGCCCCTTGTTCGTATTTCTTGGCCGCGAGCAGAATCTTGTTCATCTGCGGCGTCCAGGCATATTCGCAACTGTCAATGATGTCGTTGTGTCGCTCATTGTTGTCCTCTCGGACCTCATTCGGTTTTTCACTCCGTTTTGCAACCATGAAAGCATCATAAGCATCCCGGCCTTCCGAAGTATCGTTGAACTCGATTTGGTCATGAGAGAACATGATTATGCCGAGATCGACGCGTTGCTTAATCGTCGCTTTGTAAGATGCGATCGCCTCGATGTCCGGAAACTCTACCGAGAACAAGGCTTTCATATCCTGGATGTAGTTGAGCTCAGCGCTATCGATTGACACATAACGGATGTTGAGATGCCTGTACCGCTTGATAAACGATATCAAGTGCTTGGTTTTTTCATTGTATCCGCATTGTTTGAACGTCATCTTGTCAATCATGCCGATTTTGGTGTAGTCATTTCGGAATCCCCACAAGGAAATCGAGTTGTATGCTCTGGTCGCGCCGATGTCGAAGCCGATGCCGAAATAATGATAATTCCGGACGTCAAGCGGTTTGATATGCCTATTCGGGTCCATGTATTCCAAGTACAGCATCTTTCCGGGAGAACCGCGCTCCCCAAGAATCTTGATTTTGTAGTAATAGCTTCCGGGCGGATAGATGCTTTTTGCTCTCTCGATTTTCTCGAGCGTCATGATAGGATTATCTTCCATTTTCCAGTGGCGATAGTACCAACCGCTCTCCTTCGGGAACTTATCCATATCGGCTCTTATTGATGCGGGAGCATCACCGATTATAAAGCAGCGGTTAATATATTTTTGATATATGTAATGGCTCGGTACATCTCCGTTAAGCGTCCAGACCATCTTGGGATTGTCGGCCGAGGTCTGACGAGCAAAACACTCATCGATGAACTGCTCATGCGCGTTATTTGCTTCATCAATTAGAATGACACCAAGGGTTTTCCCGAGAATTTTTTTCCAGTGACTGGCCATAGCAAATCCGCAAAGCAACACCCGTTTGACTTTCGGTTTTCCGGGGATATCGCATTTTACCTTCAAGTAGTAGCCGCCGAACTCCTCTTTTTCGCGACTGGTATATTTCGGATAACATATTTCCAAACCAAAATCGGATTGAAGAATATTATCTCGGACAGCATCTAAATCCTGCGCTGCTATCAAATGCAAACGCTCGTTGGAATCCTGGACCGCTTCGAAAAAAGCCTGGATCGCGGTGACGGTCTTTTGACTACGGATCGCACCCTCGAAAACAAGCAGACGAGTTTTAGTATGCAGGAACACGGCCATGGCATCTAAGTAAGCGTCGTTGATGATAAAATCTTTTATCATGCTCCCTCACCTGCTTCTTTTTCTGGCTTGCTTTCATCCTTATCGTTAAATCCAGGAACTATGCGACTTTTAAGCGCCTCCAGCGTGATCTGATGCATGTCAGCTTGCTTTTCGTCATCTTCGCTTCTTTGGATAATAAAGCGATCATCATTCTTCCACTTGCCCGGAGCCAGGTTCTTAAGAGCAAAAATCAAAGCCCCGACGTCTGGCGGCAATTCTTTTGTAGTCTTTGTAATCTTTGCTCTCCCGTCACTTTCTTTTTCGATTTTTGTTTCTTCGTAGCTATAACCCATTGCCCGACGGAATAAACTATCTTCCAAATTTTCTATCAATTCTTCTTTGCTGTTTTTTAATACTTCCGAAAATTCCGAATGTTTTAGCTTATAAAGGCTAAAAGACGACATTGCTATACCGAGTTTTTTTGCTATTTGTGCCTCGGTCATTCCGTTTCTACGCCATTTCGGGATCCGATTTAGATAAGGTTTTACATGAGTATCATACTTGGATTTTCTACCACGTTTTTGCTCTTTTTTTTCATTTGCTTTATTCTGTTTTTTTTTATTCTGATTTGTGTCATTCTTAGGCACTAAATCACCTGCTTTGGTATTTAATATAAGTTATATATACAGTATTAAGCATTATAAAAGGACTTAATATATGTATATTAAGTCCTCTGTAAAAGGAAGGAGATGAAATAATTTTATTTATTATTATCGCTCAAAAAGAGAGCGTAATTATCTAGTAAACACTCAGCATTAAGCGGATGTTATACTGAGTGTTTAAAATATAGTGTGGAAGAGGCGCAAACGCATTGAAGCATACGTTTACAGTTTACACTATATCAAAGTGAAGTGTTAGATTTCAACCCCGAATTGTTAGGTTTTCCCATTTTTTCTATGATTTTTGTGTTGATATAGCGAATATAACTGTAATTATAGCGTACTTTTTCTCCGTATGCGTTGAAGCGTCTGAGCCTCTTGTGAATCTTTTTGAGCGATTCGTTTTTTATGTGCCGATGATAGAAAACTCTTAATTCGAGATTTCTCGGATTCAATTCAAGGCACTCACGAACAATGCTTTCGATCTCGCCTTTGTTCCTCTTCTTATCGTTAAGTTGATTCTTCAGCTGCTTGATTTCGGCGACCAAATCCTCGATCTCTTTAAAGAATTCGTGAACATTCTCAACGTTTCCACTTGATTTGACGACCTTGTCATACTGCTGGGCTTGCACGTCCTTTGGGCCTTTGATGAGCTCGTCCAGCCTTTTCTCCTTTTGCTCTATTAATTTACTAATACTATATATCTGTTGTTTTAGTGTATTATATACATAATATATATTAACATCATCATCTAGTACAGTTATAGTATTATACTTAATAGGCTTGTTTTCAATCGGAAGATCCATTCACTTGCCCCCTTCATAAGAATTTATCAACTAAATCAACTAAAAATATCACAACAAACAACACTATTGCTAATACTAATCCTAACCACCAACCGAGATCGTCTTTGTTGTCTTTCATGATGTTTTCTCCCTCACCACAACTCATTATTTCACCTCTTCCAACGCATCTAATCTTGCATTGATTTCATTTAATGCTTTTTCTAGGGCATCTTCTAAATCGTCAAAAGCATTAGCTATATCTTCAAGTTCTTCGATGCGCTCAACCAAACTTGGGATATAATCGTAAATTATTTCTTCCCACTGGTTCGCTAAATGGTTCATTCTTTCGTTGTATTCTACAAGAGTAATTGCACCGGTTGCTAAATCATGCTGTGCCTCTAAAACAGGTTCGTAGATAGTTAAATATCTTTGCAGTTTTTCGTAATCGCTACTTGGAATTGTTCCTTCCAGTTCCGCAATTCTTGCTTCAATTTCCCAATATAGTCTTGCGACTCTGTCAAGATCTTCATCAAGTTGCATTTCCAACTTTTCCATTTCCTCTTGTTGTCGTTTTTCTAACTTGCTTACCTTTCTATAAGCAGAAATTCCAAAAACCCAACCACTAACAATTATAACGATAAAAGCTAGTCCTAAAATAAAATTTAACATTTTATCAATTTTTTTCATTTATTTCACCTCACTCAAAATAAGCTCATTTGACCTTTTTCTTTCGCTTTTTTTAATTCTTGTTGATAATCATATTTATACTTATTTAAAGCATAATCAATTCTAGCACTTGCAATATTACAATATTCTTCCTCTAAATCAATTCCAATGAATTTGTAATCTGCTTGTCTTTCTCGATTTTCAAACATACACGCTTTGCCGGTTGAACCACTTCCCATAAATGGATCAAGTATTATTCCACCCTTTG